TCAGCCGGTTTTAACGGCTGAGGAGGCTATGGAGGCTAAAATTATCGCTAAATTAGCGGCTCAGGGAGCTTTTAAGGCTAAATTTAAGTTGGCGGCCTAACATCCTACATAGTTTACATATTATGGCCACAGTTTACACACTGTGGCCATTTTTTATTGGGCGTGTCCTACCGGATAGGGCAATTTAAGCGCTCCGCAGGAGCTATTAAGGTCTTTTTATATTATTATCATTATATATATATCTATTCAAACAGAATATGAATATACGTATGAGACTTTTTGTCTTGACGTCGAGCTATTCGGGTAAAATCCCGTCTCGAGCGCCCACGTAAAATAATCACAACATCACAACGCCGTACGTATACCTATGTTCTGGGGGGAATTAGCCATTTTCGCCAGAACAAAATGCTGCCCCTGTAAACACAGGGACTTGACATCATGTCAGTGGACCATTATGTCAGTTTTGGCGTTTGAGAGTAATGCTCAAACCCAATTAAACCTTTAATCGAGGTAAACTGACATGGCTGAGACTCGTAAACGCGCTGATTATATCGGCTATCCACGCCACATCAGGGATAAAATCGGGGCTATGGTCCCTGCTCCAAAGCGCATGTTTGACGCTGGTACAGTGTACGTGACACGTAAAATAACTATCGGCTATCCGACCGATCCGTCTAATTCGCGAGCCTATGGCCGCGTCCGTAAGGTCGAACGCGTATTTAGAGAGCGTATCGAGTTTTTAACTTGGACTAAGGCGGACCAGGCGGAGGCCGTTAAGCGAGGCTATTTTATTGAGAGGTCACGTTGGGACAACCACGCCACTGTGATCCCGTTGCCTCATGGCCAGTTCACCACGGACGCAGATGTCATGCGAGAGGGTAAACGGTTGGCTATCGCGGGAGACGCTCATGCTCTCCACTTGTGCCTATTCGTTGTTCAGCAGGACAAATACGGATGGTCAGGGACATGGGAGAGCCCGACCATTGAGACCTATAAGCCGAGCCTGATGTGGTACAAAGAGCTTACCAATGCGCCACGCGTGGCCACGCAGCGCAGAGCGCAACTGCCGCCGCCAACAATGGCGGACCGAACCGAACGCGATGACCTGCGGGAAGAGTTGCACCGTGTGAGCGGTGGCGGTCTCACGCTCGACCATTGGCTATACCAGCAACCGCGCCATGCCAGTTTCCATGCCGAGCTAGCTTACCTGCGTACAGCGCTGAACCTGCCCACGCCGCGCCCGCGTTCGAAGGGCAGGCCCCGTGGCACGGTGGCAGAACATGCGGCATTGCGTGAGCGGCAGTTCAGTGAGTGGCAGGCTCTAAACATTGATGAGCCGTTCCACATTTGGTGGAGACGCCAGCCATAATCACACTGACTCGGCTTGACAATTAAACAAAACTGTGCTAGAGTGTTTCTGTCAATAGGAAAACGGTCAGAAAACTGACAATTTAATTGACATCCCCGATTAAGGTTTTAATTGGGGCTCAGGGAAAGGGACAAGACAATGGCATTCATGACCCCGTACTATAGCAATGCGACATTCGTTGAAGTGACGAACAAGCATGGCGAATCCACGATGGTCGAACAAGGCTATGAAGACTTGGGAGACGGCGAAGAGATCACGGCCACGTATGAAGGCAAGTGGTTTTGTCACCTGTCTGCTAACGGTTACATGGATCAGACTGAGTGGACTGGGCCGTTCGACACTGAAGACGAGGCTCGCGAGTATATCGTCTACATTTATGAAGTTGACCCTGACACGGGTGACGATCTGGACGAAGCCAATTAAAACCTTAATCGGGAAAGGGACAAGACAATGACACTCACTGAAGCCGCCGATGCGTTTGAACAGGCGGACGGCCCGAACATCGAGACGGCCATAGATCTCCTGCGCACCGCTCATGAGTACTGGGCAGACGATATGATCGGTCGCGACACCTACGCCATGTACGTCAGAATGGTGGCAAACGATCTGCTTCAGATGGTGGAGAACTGACATGCTCGCAGTCCTTCTGATCTGCACCCTGGGGCAGAGCCCCATAGAGTGCCAGCGCCCCACGGCTCGCACAGTCCTCACTCATGAGACGGAGGCCAGGCTTCCGTACTCATGCCTGATGGAGGCGCAGCAGTACGCAGCGATGAACACGGTCACTAACCGCGTTCGCAGGAATGAGTGGGTCAAGCTCAGTTGCGAGCCCGGCCACGGCCAACCCACAGACGACCAACTGTAGGAGAAACGATAATGGAAAAAGAAATCATCGGCAGCTATGACTTCGCGGAAGACGCAATGGGCCTCGGCGACTTTGTCACTGGAAACATGGCCCAACTGCCAGACGATGAAATCGTTGTTTACGTCACTGATGGTGAAGGCAACCACGCCAAATATGCGGTGTTTGTGCGCGAAACGCTCACTGATGGCAGCACCGTGGTCAATCTCGTTATCCAGTTCGACCGCGACTGATCGCTCTCGATGCGCAGACACGCGCTGCGCATCACTGGCGACCAACGCCAAACAGGGAAAGGGACAAGACAATGACCGAAGAACAGGCACTCAAGCTCTACAAGCTCATGACGCCGCTACAGGCGGCGGGCGTCCGCATCCGTGTGGACTATGCGGTGCGCTCAGGCGGGACTAGCGTTGAGAACGCTACTATCGATGCCGTTCGCGATGAACTGGCTGGGAGGCCGCTGCCATGAACAAGCTATTTCCACACTGCTACCGGGCGCTGTTGGCCCAAGGCTACCCGCCCGTGGCGGCCAGGCAAACCCTCCTCGCTGCGCGCCGTGGCGATGAGGTGGCCATGATGTTCGTGAGGGTTGCCCACCTGCTCAACAGGGCGCGCGTCAGCAAGATGCTGGCGCTGACGATGCACTGAATTAAAAACTTAATCGAACGGGAAAAGGGACAATCAAAATGTTTAACATCTTCGATCTTGAAAGTGGTCAGCTCATTGAGTTGGGCGACGAAGGCGCGCATCTGATCTTCGAGACGGGGCAGCTGGCCGCTGCCTACTGCAAACAAGCCAAGGCGGAGGGCCGTAAACTCCAGCCGCGCCCCGCAGCCAAGGGCGATGACAATTGGCAAAGGCGTGAGCGCGAACGCTGCGCTAATGGCACGTACAAGCGCCCTGATTATCTCGTTCGATTGGAGCGTGACATCGATCATTTTCTCCACTTGGCGGAGAAAAAGCCCGGTCAATTGGCGTACACTAAGGACGCAGCTAAGGGCGCGCAAGATTTGCAGTCCATCATTAGTTTGCAGGGTTACATTGAGGCGTTCGCCAGTGACATGCTCCCCGAGCATCTCGAAGAGATCAAAGCCGAGCACGAAGGCCAGTCACTTAACGATGATGATCTTAAGTTCGCTAAGACACCTGCCGAGATCACTAGAGTTTACACCCACTACGACCGTGCGTGCAGTGCAGTCTCTAATTCCTGCATGCGCTATGATTTCGATGACGGCGACGATGCCGCGCCATGCCCCAAACATCCATGCTCCGTCTATGGCGCGGGTGACTTGGCAGTAGCATACACGGCCAACGATGAGGGCCGGACTACCGCGCGGGCGTTGTGCTGGCCAGACAAGAAACTGTACTCCCGCGTTTACGCCAACGATGGCGACAAGCTCCATCGCCTGCTAAAGGCGCGCGGCTATCGCAAGTCGGCGGGGTATTACGGCGACCAAGATCATGAGCAAAGCCTCGAAGGCGCGCGTTTGCTTAAGATCACTTGTGAAGACGACAGCGATGTCTATCTTGTCCCTTATTGCGATGACATCTCAAACGCGCGGCGTGATGATAAGTTTCTTGTGCTTGATCCTGATGGCGGTATTGACTTGCGCCGCACTGACGGATGGTCGGACCCGACTAGAAGCGAAGAAAGCGAGTATGAGTACACTTGTGATCGATGTGAAGAGGGTTGCGACGAAACTAACGAAGTTCATACTAGCCGCAACCGCAGTCAATATTGGTGCAACTATTGCAGCGAAAACGATGCGTTTTATTGCGACCACATCAATGAGCGTTATTCCGACAGCGTGGAAAGTGTCCAGGTGGGCGATGAGACTTGGAGCATCTATGCGTTTGAGGACGATGGCGGAGAATGCCAGCGCACTCAGGGAAACCACGCTGACGATGACCTTGAGGACGTGATAGTTGATGAGGATGGCACAACCGAAAGGTGGGGACCACGCGCCCGCGACCGGTACACATGGCGATGTGAGCGGTCGAATGAACTGGTAGCTGACGATGTGGAGCCTGCTAAGGTCATTGACTACTACGGTAACATGCAAGACTGGGCACCGCACATCGCAGCGTTGCACGCCCGCGACCATGCGCTTGTGGTTGTCAAGCCAGTGCGGCCGCGCAAGCTGTCGCTGACCGGCGATCATCCTGGCCAGATGCCGCTGCCGATCTACCTGCCATACCTGCCGCTCGCAGCCTGAATTAAAAACTTAATCGAGGAAGGAACTGCACCATGTCATCATTCTCACCAGTCGTCACGACCCAGCTCGACAGCGAACTGGCCACGTTCGCCGAGATGCTACGATACAAGCGTCCGGCCGGCAGCAAGACTGAGCGTGCGTTCATCCGGCAGTTCATCGCCCCGCTTGGGGCGGAGGCTGACGTCCATGGCAACTACTGGGTTGTCGTGGGTAAGTCACGGGTCATGTGGTCGTCCCACACTGACACTGTGCATAAAGAGGGCGGACCGCAGGAGATCGAGATCGTCCAAGGGTATGTCGCCGCCAAAGCCTCCGACTGCCTAGGGGCTGACTGCACGACAGGCGTGTGGCTCATGCGTCAGATGATCCTCGCCAAGGTGCCAGGCATCTACGTCTTCCACCGCTCGGAGGAGCGTGGAGGGGTCGGCTCGTCCATGATCGCACGCAAGGGAGATGAGCGGCTCAACGGCGTCGAGTTTGCGATCGCGTTCGATCGCAAGGGCACCGACAGTGTGATCACTCACCAGATGGGTCTGCGCTGTGCGAGCCAAGCGTTCGTTGACAGCATCGCACCTATGCTGCCCGGCGCGTACAAGGCCGACGATGGCGGTAGTTTCACTGACACGGCCAACTATGTTGACATGATACCCGAATGCACCAACATATCAGTGGGGTATTATGACCAGCACACGTCCAAGGAGAGTCAGGACTTGGCGCATGCCATCGAGCTGGCCCAAGCTCTGCTGGTGTTCGACGAGAGCAGGCTCGTAGCCGAGCGTGACCCCACGGTTGAGGAAGAGTTCGACCGGCTCGACATGTTTGATTATCTCGCGAACGACAACCTGCCTAGGCAGGTGATGGGCGCGTGGAGTAAAGCGTCGCGTTCAGTGTACGACGTGGTGTGTGACTACCCCAACGAGGTCGCTGACCTGCTGGAGCAGTACGGCTATGACGTGAAGGCTCTGATGTCTGAGTTGAACCTCAATTAAAAACTTAATCGGCCGCAACGACGGCCAAGGGATAAAGGGACAAGACAATGACAACTGGATCACATGAACTCGCGTTGACCATCATCAACGATGGCGATGGCTACACCGAACGCAAGCATCTCGCCGAGTACCCACAAGATCGCGGCGCTCAAGTGCGATACGTGGCGCAGCAGTGGCTGCACGTCGCCAGCGATGGCGCTAAGGCATACGACAAGGCGTTTGGTACGCCTAACACGTCGAGCTTCACTGTCGAGGACATCCTGCTCGCAGCCATCGAACTGGCGGACTATTACGCACAGCATGTCAAGGAGCTGTGATGACCTGGGAACGCATCGGCCTCGCCATCATGGTATGGATGCTGCTCAACGCACTGTGCTGCGTGATGCTCGCCAGACCGACTCGGTATGATGAGAACAATTTGACCAGCAAAGATGAGGAGAAGTGAGATGGACCCGTGGCTATTCCTGGCGCTAGCCTTCGCTGGCTACATGTACGTCGTGGGGAGGTTCTGATGGCCATCGTTCACAGGGACTCGCCAGCTACGTGCATTGTCCAACAGGGTGCAGCGTGGCTAGTGCGTGTAGGCAACAGCATAGTGGCTGTGTTCGACAGTAAAGCCAAGGCTACAGCCTACGTGTTCGACCAGCGTTGAGAGGAGAGAACAGATGCGCTTCGAGTATCATAAGCCTTGGGACTGCGGGAAATTCAAGTGGTCGCCTTGGTATACGAAACTATCCGCTTGGACGTTCGCACGTTGGGAGAATGGGAAAAGGATCAGATTGTTAGGTGTAGTTATAATCAGAGACTGACTTGACAAACACCAAGTATGGTGGTAGTAATGGAGAGGAAAATGATTGAAACCAAAACACTTAAACTTGAAATCGATCTGCGCAACGATGCGTTTCAACCAGAGGCGTGCATTGAGATTGCTCGCATACTGCGAAACATCGCCATTATTCTTGAACGTGAAGGCGAGGAGATGTTGTCCTACGGGCAGAGCCTGTTCGACATCAACGGCAACGACGTTGGCTACTGGGTAGTGCTCTGAATTAAAAACTTAATCGAGGAGGTTTGAATGACGCCGTACGAAAGAGGTTATGACGTAGGGTATTGGGGAGGCTGCGATTCCTGCCCTTACGATGAGGGCACTCCTGAATACAACGACTGGATGAATGGCTACTTCGATGGCGTCGAAGAGCTGCAGATGGAGGAGGCTTACGATGGCCAAGACAGTTAGACGCAAGCGCACGTTCTGGCACACGCCCAGGCCGTTCTCGGAGATGAGCACGGCCGAGAGGATACGTGAGGCTCGCAATGCCATCTGGATACTCAACAAGAGTGTGGGGCAGTGGGCGGATGCGAACCGTCCCGCGATCGCACGGTGGGAGTCAACCTTGCGCGGGCTGGGAGTGGAGCCGTGACCGTCTTAATGGAGAGTTCGATGTGCACATCAATGACTTTGGGGTGCGGCGCTGTGGCTGACATATTGTGGGTCAGCTTCGCGTGTTGGTGGTCCTACCGATGCGGGCGGCGGGCGGCTGTTGTCGAGCGCCGGTTGAACGATCAGAGCTGGCACAGGAGGTTTGAGCAGTGACTGACGCAGACAGGGCGCTCGCGCTACACAAGAGGCTCGGCGTTGACCAGATGCTTAGGCAAAACGATCCGGTTCAAACCATCCTCGCAGTCCTCGCCGCCGTCCGCGCAGAGGAGCGCGAGGCGTGTGCGAAGATAGCGGACGCAGTCTTAGACCGCTGGCTGCACTACCCTGACGACTCAGAGATCGCGCTATGTGAGGAAATCGCCGCCGCCATCCGAGCGAGGAAGCCATGATCGACATCGTTGCACTGGCTGAGCGCTACACCAAGGGCAAGCGTGGGAGCACACGGAAGGCTGCGCATGAGGCGTTCATCGCCGGCGCTCAGGCTCTGTCCGTGGCCATCCGCGCCGAGATGGAGATCGGCGTCGACTACGTTAAGCCGGCCGTGCCCATCGGACGGCGTAAGAAACTAGCGGAGGGTCATCAATGGTTTACTATGTGAGCGATGAAGTTGAACTATCCCGCCTGCGCTGCGGCATCTGTGGCCGCGCCATGGGAGAAGCTAAGCGGCCCACGCGTCGCTATTGCTCCGATGTGTGCAGGCAGCAGGCGCATCGGCTACGGGTCAGCACTGAGCTGGAGCAAGCGCAGGCTGAGATCACGACGCTGCGCGCCCGTGTCGCAGAACTGGAGGCGGAGATTGTCGCCATCTCCCGTGGAGACTGAACCATGTACGTTATCATAGTCTTCGACCCGGTCACCAGTGAGTTCAAGGAGGTGGTCGGGCCGTTTGAGAGCCGAGATCAGGCTTCAGAGTTTGCCACGTTCCACAGGCTGACGAACGTCATCATCACCGAGCTGACATCGTCGGCAGCGTATTACACGTCATGACCTGGCAGCAGGCGTGCGACGCGATCGATCAGTTCGCCATCGACGACAGGGCCGATTACCCTGCCATCGTTTGGTACGAGCGCCAGCTCGACGACGGCTATGATCCTGATGAGGACGAGTCGGCCGACCGAGCCGACTGGGAATATGAACAGTGGAGGGATCAATGAGCAAACATAAAGAGTGGACATCGTTCGATAACGCTGAACTGACGCAGCGGTGGCGCGAGGGCCAGAGTGTGACAAGGTGCGCCCACGCCATGGACCGCACCCAAGGCTCTATCATTGGGAAGCTGGCCAGGCTGAAACTGTTGAAGGACCCTGACCGGCCTTTGCCAATGCGCGCAAAAGTGGTAGTCAGCCCACCGCTCGAGGATCGCCCGCGCCCGTCCATGCCACGGTTAAAGTGGCTGGATAACTACAGCATCGCGTGATTTTTTCTACCACTTTTGGGTAAATTTGGTACTAGACAAACAGTGGACCTCGACCTATCTGTGGAGTCAGGCAGGTTGCATGCACAACCTGCTGGGCGTAGGAGGACCATAACAGTGAGCATCAAAGCATTAGAGGAACAGGTCGCGCAGCAGGCACTATTGGCCGAGCAGGCTGAACAGGCGGCACAGCAGGCACGGGAGGCCAAGGCCATGGCAGAGCAGGAGTTGCTCCAGGCCATGCTGAAGGAAGAGCAGGAAGCGGCCGAGGTCAGGGCCCAAGCCGCAGCGATGGCGCTCAAGGCCAAGCGGGTCGATGAGAGACCACTGAAGATGCCGAAGATCGAAGCCAAGATCATGGAGCGCTCTTACCAACGCGCCAAGACGGTGGGCAGTGGCACACAGTTAAGCTCAGGCGCTAAGCAGGCTACGGTGACGTTCAAGCCAGGCACCTTTCGATTGCTGGAGATGGCCGCGGCTGAGAACTCAGTTTCGTTGTCCGAGATGGTCCGGCAGCTCGTCGATAAGGGCCTGCACTCGTAGGCTTGATCTAGTTTCCGTCGGCCGAGTCTCCCGGTCGGCGGCTGTTTTCTTGGGAGGGAGGAGCAGATGCCTGAGTTCGTCTGGTACATAGCCTTAGTCGCTACCGTAGGCCCCCTCGTCGCCATGATTTACACCACCTGGCGCGAGGGGAAGAAGTGAACCTGACGCACTTCCCACTAACGCGTGACATGATCGAACGCCTCAGCCTCGTCATCCGCACCGTGATCTCTAAGCGCGAGCGGCGGATGCTGGTGGAGGCTCAAGCACTGACGAGGGCAGGGGCGATCGCCCATGTTCTTTGGTATTTGAGGGATTGAAGATGAACTGGCTCAGACGATTGTTCGGACGAGAACCTAGGAGCCCTTACGGTCGATACGCTCATCTGGTCTTGGATCTGGAGCGTCGCGGTCGTCAGTTCGACATCGACAAGCTCCACAGGCTGGGCGGGAGGGTCCCTCCGGGATACACAGGCGAGATTATGCCACTTATCGTTGAGCAAATGCTCAAGCGGGCTATTCCTTACAACCCAGAGCCTTGACGCCGCCGGACTTCGGGTTATATCAGTGTGCTCAATGCACTGACCTGAGGTTACGCCATGGCGACGTTATCGGACAGCGTGTACGAGATCGTACAGCGCCTGCGTAGGGTGGAAACTCGACAGGCGAAGTGGTTAGCCTCGATCGGCTTTGACTCAGGCACTCGGATGCCGCTGTGGCATGATGATGGGGTTATCGAACTCCCCTCGCGCGTCACCTCATTTGCAGACATCATGTCGGTCGTCCCTGAAGACTGGGACCGCGACTACGAGATCACCATCCTGTTCAACGGGCAGGTCATGGGCGCGGTGCTGCGTCCGTGAAACCTCCACATATCTGTTAGATTAAAGGCGGCGAATAAAATTTGAATACCGAGTTTGACTCGCCTATATGTACGGAAGCGTACCATAGGTAGAAATACCTAAGACCTCGGTTAGGACTTAAGTCCGATTTACAGGTCACGCGTCTGGGTAGAAATACCCAGACAGAAACAACCGCATAAGCGGAATTAAGGGGTAGGGATGCCTCATTGGGACTGGGACGACGCACATGTTGCGTCGTTCGACTTCGAAACGAGTGGGACTAAGCCGGAACACGCGCTGCAACCTTGGAGAATACCCCAGGGGGGAGCCTGGGGTACCTCCTTGGTCTGGTTGTGGCCAGATGCCGGCAAGCTCATGCACGGCGGCGGCTTACTTTACCCGCTCGAGCGGCCGGATCAAGACCTCACGAGAAATTTGATCGAGGCGATGCTCGAGTGGGCTCACGCTGGCAAGCGCCGGCTGTGGGGCTGGAACGTTAAGTTCGACATCTCGGTGATCCTCGCCTACGGCATCAACCCCCAGCTGGTGCGTGAGATCAAGTGGGGCGACGGGATGCTGCTGTGGCGGCATCTTGAGATCGAGCCCGAGTACGATGACGGCCCGCGGCGGTCCTATGGGCTCAAGGCCTTCGTCAAGCAGTTCCTGCCGATGCACGCGGGCTATGAGGCTGAGATCGACTTCCACGATCCCGACCCAGCGGTGCGCGCCAGGCTGCACGAGTACAACATCAAAGACTGTGCGTTCACCCTGATGGGCTGCAAGGCCCTCTGGAAGAAGCTGGAGCCTCGCCAGCGGCAGGCAGCTATGATCGAGGCCGACTGCCTCCCGCACGTGGCCGAGGCCAACGTGGAGGGCCTCCTGATCGATACGATCCTGGCCCAGGACGTGGCCATCCGGCAGGCGGAGATCGCCGCGGCCAGGTTGGCGAGCCTCGCGCCGTACGGCGTCACCGAGAAGATCGTCCGCTCGCCGCAGCAGATGGAGAAGCTGCTGTTCGACGACTGGGGACTGCCGGTCCACAAGATGAACCCGCCCAACAAGAAGGGCACGCAGACCCGCTCGACCGACAAGGAGACCCTGTTCGAACTAGCGTTCAAGGACCCGCGCGCGCGGGAACTGCGCGAGTACCGCGAGGCGCTCAACAACGTCGTGAAGTTTTGCGAGAAGCCGATGATCGCGGCCCGCTACAACGGCACCGGCCGCGCCTACCCGGAGGCCATCGTGTTCGGCACATACACCGGGCGCATGACCTACAGTTCAAAGCAGACGAAGAGGAACCAGGTTGATGAGTAATAAATCTAATGTGGCGGACTACGACCTTATGTATGTGTCGGAGACGGATAAGGGACTTGCAGTTAGAACTGATGGCGATGCTTCTTTATTCTGGCTGCCGAAATCACAAATAGATTTCCCCGAGAAAGAATACCGTAGGAACCAAATAATACGAGTCACGGTCCCCGACTGGCTCGCTGAGAAACATGATCTCGCGTAATGGCCACCGCTCGTAAGACCACTGACTTCCAGACCGGCTTCGCTCTTCACCAAATGAAGAGCGGGCCCGAGTACCGCAGCCTCGTGATCTCGAGGCCTGACTACAGCATCGTTGAATTTGACGCGGCTGGGCAGGAGTTTCGCTGGATGGCCGTGGCCAGCGGGGATCACACTATGCTGGAGCTGTGCAAGCCAGGCGAAGATCCGCACAGCTTCATGGGCTCGAGGATCGACACCATGTTCGAATACAGGGAGCTGATCCGCCAGGCGGCTGAAGGCAACGCAGACGCCAAGCGTATCAGGATGGCGGGGAAGGTGGCCAACCTGTCCCTTCAGTACCGCACGAGCGCCAAGACCTTCATGACGCGCACACGTGTCGACCGAGGCATATTGATGACTCTCCCGCAGGCTGAACACACCCGGTTCGTCTACATGCGGTCCTACCCTGGAGTGCCGCGGTACTGGAAGAGTGCGATCGATAAGGTGAAGCAGTGCGGCTATGCAGAGACACTCGCCGGCCGCCGAGTTCAGGTGGTGGGGGACTGGGAGCGGTACGGCTGGCAGATGGGCTCGACGGCCATCAACTACACGATCCAGGGCACCGGAGGCGAGCAAAAATATCTGGCCATCCGAGCCTTGGGAAATTTATACACTGAGTTCGGGGCTCGCCTCTTGATTGACCTGCATGATGGAATATATAGCGAGGTGCCTGACCGGCACGTCACTGAGTTCTGCGTCAGGGGTAAGCACCTGTTGGACAACCTGCCGTACACTGAAGCCTGGGGCTTCACCCCGCCGATCCCGCTGAACTGGGATTGCAAGATGGGTAAGTCCTGGGGCGCGCTGAAAGAGGTGAAGTTGTGACCAGAGAGAATTTGATCATCACCTGGAACACCTTGCTTGATCTGGCCGAGGCGTGGGGCTTCGGCTCAAGTCAAGGTGCAAATCTCATTGAGAGCAGACGCATCGTTGAGGGCGAGCTGCGCTCAATGGGGTGGGCCGGGGAAGATGACGACGAGGCTGAAGCATGACCGACACTGACGCCAACATCGTCCACCTGCGCTGCCGCCGCAACGGCCTCGTTTATCGCATCGTGGGCTATGATCCGGAGACGAAACTCGCTACACTGCAGGGCAGGCTGGGGAAGGTCACTGAGCCTTATGACCCGCCGCGCTTCAAGGAGCTGGGCTACGAGCGAGTCGTCGGCCGGTTTGAAGGGATGATTGAGATCTAAGATGCCTAGTTCCCCCAACTATGTCCGTGACCTGAAGGAAGAGGACAAGACCCGTAAGGCGCGCGGTGAAGTGGGCGGTCACGACAGCAAAAACGCTATTCGTGAGCGCGATCGACGCAAGGCGTTGAAGTTGGGGATGGTGAAGCCAGGTCAGGACCTGGATCATAAGAAAGCCCTGGGGCAGGGCGGTAAAGGTGGAGATCCCAAGAATTGGCGTGCGGAGCCGCCGCATGACAATCGAAGCTTTCCGAGAGGGTCGGATGGCTCGATGATAGTTAACCGGCCTAAGACTACAAAAGAAACGTAGGGACAAAATGATACTGGAAAGGTTACCTGGCGGCATATACATCTCGTTGGCAGAAAAATTGAACAAGGTCATCAGGAAGGAATTCCCGGACAATGTCCCTGTTCATGTACTGGCTGGCGCTACCGTAGCGATGACATTGACCTACTCCGCGGACCTTCCGCGCAACGATGAGTTGACGGCACTGGGCGAGATGGTCGACGTGCTTCTTGCACGGATGCGAGAACTACAGCACTGAGGTAATCAACGTGGCATTGATGACGCGCGGCGACCGCCGCAGGGAAGCTATTGCTGAGTTCCACACCATGCGAAGCAGGGCCGGCATGACGGCTGACGGATGGACGAACAAGAGTTTGAGCTTCGTCGAGTACTGGCGACTGAAGAACGGCCCTGACCACGAGGCGCGCACGGCGCACCAGCAGAAGAACTCATTCAAGCGGAGCGTCAAGTGACCACCCACATCATGCTCGATCTGGAGACTATGTCTACCAACAGCTACGCCGCCGTCGTCTCAATTGGAGCCGTCAAGTTCGACCCGAACGAGAAGTCGGTTGACGTCAGCAACTCCTTCTACACCGGCATCACTCTGGCCAGCTCGATGAAGGCGGGGCTGCGGGTAGACGCCCCCACCATCGAATGGTGGATGGAGCCAGAGCAGCTCCCGGCGCGCGATCGGTGGCTTTGCGTGTCGCCCCAAGTCGACCTCGACGAGGCGCTGCTGGGCTTCAGCGAGTGGTACGGCAACGATGACACTGTGCCTGTGTGGGGCAACGGGGCCACGTTCGACAACGTGATCCTCTCCAACGCCTACCAGGCGCTGGGCATCGACCGGCCATGGAGCTACCGCGCCGACCGCTGCTTCCGCACGATCAAGAGCATCGTCCAGCCGCCGGTCAAGCCGTGTAAGTACGGTACTGAGCACCACGCGCTCGACGATGCGATCGCACAGGCCCTGACGTTGCAGAGGATCGTGCAGCGCCGGCTCCCTTGGGTCATGGAGTGAGCGAGATGCGCGACAGTGAACTGATAGCCGCACTGCAGAGTGAGAACTCACGACTGCGCAACGCGCTGATCATGATCGCCAAGGACCGGCTCAGCGACCGCTTCAAGACATCACCGGACAGCGACTACCCTAGCCGAGAGCGTCTCGCCCAAGCTCTGTTGGGGATCTATCAGATCGCGGATAGGGCGCTGAAGGACAACTGATGCGCCCTTTGCCCTTCTCCCACAGCGCGCTGAACTGTCACGACACTTGTCCTGAGCAGTACCACCATAAGTACGTGCTTAAGGATCTGCCGCCGGAGGTGAAGACCCAAGAGCAGGAGTGGGGCACGTTCGTCCACAAGCAGTTCGAGTACCATGGCAGCCGGCCAGGGTTCGAGCTACCGCCAGACCTGCGCATCCACGCGCCGTTCCTCGACAAGCTGAACGCCGAGGGTGAGGACGCAGACGTCGACGGGACGGAGCGCAAGGTGGCGCTCAGTGTGAAGTTCCAGCCATGTGACTACTTCGACAAGACGGTGCCGGTGTGGTGGCGCGGCGTGATCGACCGGCAGATCGTCGTCAAGAAGGACAGGCGCGCCAAGATCGTCGACTACAAGACAGGCAAGAAGAAGGATGACTGGGTGCAGCTCGCTCAGTCGGCGATCTGGATGTTCGTCAACTACCTAGAGGTCAACCTGATCGATGCCCAATACTACTGGACCGTTGATCAGACGAAGACCAGGAAGGTCTGGGGGCGGCACGAGATGGATACGCTCGCCGGCATGTACGCTCCGCAACTCGAGGCTTACGTCCACAGCTTCAAGACTGACACGTGGCCCATGAAGCAGTCGGGTCTGTGCAAGGGCTGGTGCCCTGTGAAGAGCTGCCAGTTCTGGGAAGAGAAGAGGGAGAAGAAGTGGTGATGTGCTGCCAGTGTCAGATACCTAAAACCCGCATCGCCTTCATTCGTGGACGGTGGACGTGGCAGAACAGCTACGGCTTTGACGGCGAGGCCTATAGATTTTGTCTACGCCTGAACTTGGCCAAGGCCCAGCAGACGGGCAGCTGGTGGGAAGTATTCAAGGAGAAGTATCGATGAGCCCGATGCCGAAGAAAAAGAACCTCGAGGCCGACGTCAAGGATGACGTCAAGAAGGTGCTCGACAAGCACGACTGGTGGTACTGGATGCCTCCATCCAACATGTATAGCAAGGTGGGGATTAGTGACTTCCACGCCGTCAAGAACCGTCTGTTCATGGCGATCGAGACCAAGCGCGGCACCGAGAAGCCGACTGCCAACCAGATCGCCTTCCTGCAGAAGATGCAGCAGGCAGGCCACTTCGCCTTCGTGGTCAACGAGAGCAGGGTGAAGCATCTCGACGCGTTCCTCACCAGCTTCGAGATCGCCACCCAGGCGCAGCAGAAGAAAGAGCCGGTCCCCGAGGAGCATGGCGCGCAGATGATCAACTGCATCCGTGAGATGCAGCAGGAGATCTAGGGGTATCAGACATGTATATGCATACCCCAACCCGGTCCTTAATATTGAAGGTCCGGGACCCAATAGGCGTGCGTGAGGCTCTGCCGAAGCATAGCCGCATGCTTTCCCTGCCTGACGGGCACAACATCCAGATCAGATGGACGCTCGAGTCGGCGAAGGTCCTGCGCAACCTCGGCATCGCCGCGCCGTCGCCGATCACGGCGTTCTATAACTGGCCCGGGCGACACAAGCCGATGGAGCACCAGGTCGAGATGGCCTCGTTCTGCACGCTGCACGACAAGTGCTTCAACCTGTCTGAGCCGCGGACGGGTAAAACCTACGCAACCTTGTGGGCGGCCGATTACCTAATGCAGGAGGGCCTCCTTGAGCGCACGCTGATCCTCAGCACGGTCAGCACGATGAAGCCGACGTGGTCGCAGGACATCTTCAAGATCTTGCCGCACCGCACCTGCACGACACTGCACGGCGCGAACCAGGAGGCCAGGCTCAAAAACCTCAACCGGATGGTGGACTTCTACGTCATGAACCACGACGGGATCGACCTTGAGAAGGTGGCTCTGGCGCTGCGCCGCCGGCCGGACATCGGCCTGGTTGTAGTGGACGAGTCGTCGTTCTTCCGCAACCCGGGGATCGATAAATACCGCTTCCTGGCGTGGGTCATGGAGAAGAAAAAGAAACTGTGGCTCCTCTCAGGTACGCCGTGCCCGAACGGGCCGCAGGACGCGTGGGCGCAGGCCAACCTGATCACGCCGCAGACGCTAAGCTTCTCGAGGTTCCGCGACGAGGTCTGCGAGAAGGTTGACACCAAATATATCCCGAAGAAGGGGGCGATCGAGCGCGCGTTCGAGATCATGCAGCCGGCGATCCGGTTCGAGAAGCGCAAGGTCTTGAGGAACCTGCCGCCGCTGGTCGGGCCACGCGACGTGCATGCGACACTGACACCGGAGCAGACCAAGGCGCTGAAGGAGATGCGGACCCAGATGCGGACGTTCGCCAACGAGGTCGAGATCACTGCAGTTAACGGAGCTGACAAGATCCTCAAGCTACGCCAGATCTTGTGTGGCAGCGTGAAGGACCCCACTACTGGTCGTTATGTGGACATGGAATGCAAGCCGCGCGTCGACATACTGAGATCACTGATCGCAGAGGCTCACGCGAAAGTGCTTGTCATTGCACCGTTTAAAGGTATAGTGCGCCTCCTCGCGGGGGAACTGCCGAAGCCCTGGAAGCTCGACGGCATCCCGCAGCCGGGGATCAAGACACTGATCTTGAACGGAGACGTGACGACGGCCAAGCGGCCGGGGGTCATCAAGCAGTTCAAAGAGGACCCTGACATTAAGGCTCTGATCTGTCACCCCAAGGTGATGGCTCACGGCCTGGATTTCGCCGAAGCCGACACCACAATTTTCTACGCGCCCATCTACAGCAATGACGAGTACACTCAAGTGATTGAACGGTTCAGTGGGATGGCGCAGAAAAACACAATGTTTTTGCTTCGCATGCTTGCACATCCGCTGGAGGCTTCTATCTACAGGGTAGTGGACGACAGAGGGTCGATGCAAAACGCAATCCTGGAGCTATACCAGGCGTTTATAAACGGAGAGGATCAGCTATGAACCCGGAAGAATGGTTACGCGTTAGGGCTTTGGAACTGGCGGTGCAGGCTCTTGCGGACAAAGACCGTCCTCCGCAGTGGGAGGTCGTACGCCTCGCGCAAGATTTCCTTGACTTCTTGAAAACAGGGAAGGCGCACGCATGAGGTACTGGTTTCACAGTGGACGCGAAGAGGCGTTCGCCCTAGAGGTCCCGCCGCCTGACGGCCTGGACACAGTGGAGATCGACGAGGACACTTACAAGGAGATCGTCGGGGTGCAGCCTGAGGTCGTCCTTTCCGAGAATGTTCTCACTGCTGCAGGAAGTGAGGAGGCGTTACGCCGTAAGGTTCTTGAAGCTGGTACGATCGTGGCAGCACCTTCCCCGCAGTCCATGGACCTGGAGCGGCTCGCGCGCATCTGGCGCAAGATGGACGACGCCATGGACAATCTGAAGGCTGACTGCGAGGCCGAGGTCGCGAAGATCAAGGTGCAGCAGGACCAGCTCAGTGCTGTGCTGCTCGGCCAGATGCACGCCATGAAGGCTGACAAGCTGGAGACCGTGGCCGGTGTCATCGAGCGCAAGGAAGAAACCCACGTCAACGCCGCCGACTGGGGTGCGATCTGGCGGTTCATTGTCGAAAACAACAAGTTCGAGTTCGTCCAGAAGCGTCTCACCAGCAGTGAGATCCTGAAGTGGAGGGCCGTGCATGATGCGCTGCCGCCCGGCATGAGCACATTCACCAAGTACAAACTGAGCGTCAAGAAACCCGGTGGGCGCAAGGCGCTCCCCAAAGATGATGAAGGAGCAAACTGATGGGTAACGAAGTCGCAGCACAGGCGGGAACCAAGGGTCTGTCCTTCGCAGTCCCCGCGCACATCGCCGCTCGGATCAAGGCCGCTGGCGGCGGCAACATCCCTGACAAGAACACGACCAACTCGATCACGTTCGCTAAGAAGATCTGGGAGATGCACATCAACGGCGAGAGCAAGCCGGTGACGCGTCCTGACCCTGACACCGGGGAACTCGAGAACGTGCAGATCCTGCGCGTCGTCGTGGTCGACTGGAACCAGGTCAAGGAGCGCGCCTACTACGAGGGCAACTGGACCGGCCAGGGTCGCCAGCCTGACTGCTGGTCACCTGACGGCAAGAAGCCACATGCCTCTGTGGAGAACCCGCAAGGCGCGACGTGCGAGACCTGCCCGATGTCGTTCAAGGGGTCGTTGGTCAAGGACGGCAAGGAGATGGTCGCCTGCGGCCAGAACCGTATCCTGGTGGTCATCCCCGAGAAGAACCTCGACTACCCGGCCATGAGGATGAAGCTGGCGGTCACGTCCGACTGGGATGCCAAGGATGACGAAGCGGTCGCCAACGGCTGGTACGCGTGGAAGAACTACGTCGAGTTCTTGAGGGCCAACGGGCTGGATCACTCTGGCGCAGTCGTCACTCAGATGCGCTTCGCCAACACGAACTGGCCGAAGGTGCAGTTCAAGCTGGCCAAGTTCCTGGAGGAGGAAGAGTTCGACAAGGTCCTCGCTCGATCGAAGTCGGAAGAGGTGCAGAAGCTTCTCGCCGGTTTCAACCCGGCCCCCAAGCCGCAAGGCAAGCCGCTGCCGAAGGATGAGGAGCCAGCTCAGACCGCACCTCAGCACGATCCGTTGGCCGAGCTGCACGCGTTTGAAGCAGAGCAGAAGCTGCGCGTCGCGGAAGAGGCTGAGGCCGCTAAGCACGCTGCGGCTGCTGCTGAAGCCAAGGCCGCTGCCGACGCTGCAGCAGCCAAAGCCAAGAAGATCGCCGACGCCAAGGCCGCGCTTGCCGCGCTCGAAGCGGAGGAGGGTGGGTTCGACGATGGGCCGATCGTTGGTGATCGAGTCGTTCCTGCTGTTGCTGGGCGGTTCCATAACCCGCCTGCGCCCACGGTCGAACTCGACATCCCTGTCACGGCTGAGGAACGTGAGAAGAAGCGCACACGTCGGACCAAGGCTGAGATGGACGCCGCGCGCGCGGCTGAAGCAGCAGCTAAGGCTCCGCCTACTCAGGCCACCGTTCAGGAGGTCGCGGCCGACTTAAACCCCCTCATGATGCCAAGCGTTAACATGGCCGCACTGAAGGCTCTTCTGCCTGAGGAGCCGGTCACTACAGCATCGCTCGGTGGTCCAGTCGAGATCCCGGCCGCACTCGCCGCCGCTTTGCCTGCCTGGGACTAGCTCCTTCTCCCCAGGTAGTGCCGGACCCGTCGCTCTCTGAAGGCGGCGGGTCCCTTTGTCTTACTGAAACGGCCGGTCGTGGACACCCTCGAATTTTTCAAAGCAGTGTGGCCTGCCAGCGGAAATTACTGCATCGCGAAGCCGTTTCAAACCGCCGACATGAAGAAGCCTGCGTGGGCGCACATCCCATGCAAGTCGATCGAAGAGGCGGTGGCGGTCACCAGGAAGTACAAAGATGAAAACTTATTCTTTGCGGTACACACGACCAAACAACCGTATCGCGAGGACACTGACGGCAAACTGAACTTCAGGGGCGACGGCCCGAGGCGCTACTACCGTGAGCATGACAACATGCTCGAAAGCCGCGCGTTCTTTTTCGACCTTGACGTCGGCGAGAGCACGCCCACTACTCCCAAGTATGAAACCAGACAGGAGGCTTTAGATGGATTGGAAGTTTTCCTCTTTCGGACCGGACTCCCCGACCCCCTCGTCACGAGTTCAGGCGGTGGATACCACGTTTATTGGCCCCTTACTGAACCCCTACATTCTACTGTTTGGCGGTCACACGCTGCCGTCCTCCACCATGTGGCTCGACGAGTTCGCCTTCGTGCCGACCCGGCGCGCACGACGGATCAGTCCTCTGTCCTTCGAGTCGTTGGGACACTCAACCACAAGCCGGGACACCCTCCTCGCCCGTGCGTGGCAGTACAGACAGGCGCTACGACGGGAACGCAGGCGTTCCTCGATATTCTTACGGAACTTCTCGGCGATGATACCATCCCTGATGAAGTTCGATACCCACAGTCAACAGCACGCCGAAGACGCGGTAACCTTCATACCGCCTGGGACGGACAAGTCCCAACCCTAGACGAGGTCACCGAGGTCTGCGAGCAGGCCAGGGTGCATCTAGCCCAGGGCCTGGCTGGCCGTGGCGAGCCGATCCTCTACCACCTCGGCTGCGGGGTGGTGTCCAAGACTCAGGAGGGCTACGAGCCCTATCTGAAGTTCGCCACTACCCATCCGGACTACACCGACCCAGACACCGCGCACGCGAAGCTGGACCAGTACAACGACCGCACTGACAGCAAGCCAGCGTCTTGCTCCAAGCTGGACCAGGTCTGCGGTGGTGATGCCTGCGCGCGCTGCCCGTTCGCCAAGCTAGGCAAGAACCCACTGACGATCGCGCTGGCGCACCGGAAGGCCAAGCCGCCGCCGGGTGTCGTCGTGCAGCCTGACACCGAGCCGGCGGTCGAGCCCCCCAGACCTTGGTTCCGCAAGCACGGTAAGATCTACAAGAAGGTCATCGTGAAGGATAAGGAGACTAAGCAGGAGGTCGAGGAAGAGGAGCTGATCGTAGACTACGACATGTTCCCGGTCGATGACTGCGAGAACACTGATCTTGAAACCGCCTTCGGCACATGGGCGGTGCGGATACCCAAGCGCAGTCAGACGATGATCAAGGTCCCGGCCAATGTCTTGCAGGACTCCAAGCAGCTGCATGCCACTCTAACCAATCGCGGCGTGTATATCGCCCCCAACTCCTTCAGGAAGGTCCAGGAGATGATGTTCTATTACATGAAGCAGCTGCAGGAGGCCAAGGCGGCGAACAAACAGTTCGACCATCTTGGCTGGGTCGACGCGGATAAGGCCGCGTTCATCCTGCCGACCGAGGTAGTCAAGGCTGACGGAACCTCGACACCCTGTAGGCTCAGTGCCTCAGCAGTGCAGGAGGTGGGCTACGTCACCAAGAAGGGCACACTAGAGGAGCAGGTAGAGGTCCTGAGGTTCTACGACAAACCGCAGTACCTCAGGCACCAGTTCATCATCATGTGCGGCCTAGGGTCGATCCTCTTCCATGCCACGAACCAACCCGGTGTGGTGATTAACGCCAGCGGTAAGTCGGGCGGGTCGAAGTCGAGCGCGCTCTACGCCGCCGCCAGCCTGTGGGGTCGGCCCAAGGACTACGTCATGAACGGCACCGAGACTGGGATGACGCAACTGGCGCGGCTGCACCGGGTCCACAGTCTCTGCCAGCTACCGGCGTGCATGGACGAGATCACCATGATTGAGCCTAAGGCGGCGCAGAAGTTTGTCTTCGGGGCCACCCAGGAGCAGCAGCGAGTTCGCCTCAACCCTGACGGCACGCCGAAACCGATTAGAGGCGGCAGGCGTTCGAACATGCTGCTGTGCTCCGCCAACTCTTCGCTGCACGACCTCTTGCAGATCGAGAACCGTGCGGGGACTGCCGGTGACATGCGCGTCTACGAGATCGTCTTCCCGGCGGTAGAGGGCAGCGCAGCCGAGGCCAACGAGTTCCTCCATCAGATCCACAACAAGGTCTATGGCCACATCGGGCCCGAGTTCTTGAAGCGATACTTGATGGACCGCGAGGCGATCGACGACCGGGTGCGCCGCACGGTGGCCGAGCTGGACGCGCGCTGGGGACTCGCGCCGCCTGAACGCTACTGGAGCGCCGCCGACGTCGCCGCGCTGATCGCAGGTGAACTGGCGTATGAGTGGAGCCTACTGCCGTTCCGCGTCGAGCCGGTGCGCGCCTGGGCCTACGGCGAGCAGCTCAACGACATGCGCGGGACAGTCAAGGGTGTGGAGACAGAGAGCGGGCCGGCCGCCGTCTTGTCGGCGTTCCTGGCGGATAAGTCTGGGGCGACCATTGTCGTCCAGGGAGATCACGTCGAGGGTAACCTCAACGACCAGCCGCTGCGTGAGGTCCACGGCGCGATCGTTGCCCACCACGACCGCAAGCGGCCGATCATCTACATCCGCAAGGACGCGTTCCGGCTGTGGTGCTCGCAGCATCACAAGAACGGCATGCGCGTGCTGACCGACCTCGCGCGGATGGGTGTCGTCACCGACATCGAATACAAATTTCCACTCGGCAAGGGCACTAAATACGAGACGGCCAAGTCGGTCTGTTTCACGGTGAACCCCGCCCATCCCGAGTTCGCGAAGGGAGCAAGGCAATGAGCGCGTATGAGGAATTGATCGAGCGGTGCGCCAGCAAAACAATCGGGGCGATCTACGAGGAAGACTACAGGATCATTCTCGCCGAGGCCCTCCGCACGCTTAAGACGGTGATCGCCGAGAGTCCGGATGGACGCGGCGCAAAAGCCTGGCGTGAGAACATGACGCACTGGCTCCACGAATGCCCCCTCACGCCGCCGAAGGATACGCGATGACCCGCATTCTAGTCGTGGGGGCAGGCGACCCCGAGGACAACACGTTCGTCCATGGCAAGCTGCACGAGGTGAACAACACCTACGGCCCGATCACCTGTGTGATCCACGCCAACCATCCCCAGGCGATTACGTGGCAGCAAGCCGTATCGAAGCAGCAGCGGGTTCTGCACAAGCCGATCCTCGAGGAGCCGCGCGATGGCTTCGAGGCTGGCAAGCGTTGGCGAGCCCGGCTGTTCGACGAAGGCCGCCCCGACTACGTGGTGGTGTTCGACATGATCCAGAAGCGCTTCCAGAAGCAGCAGATCCAGAAGATCGTCTTCATGGCGCAGCGCCGCGACATCCAAGTGTTGACCTACTCCAAGGAAAAGAAAGCTGCTGAGGTGCTGGTGTGACTGTCCTGGTTCGGCGCATCCCAGAGGCGTGCAAAGCCCTCGGGATCAGCAAATCTACGATCTACAAGTTGGCGTCCGAAGGGAAGATCAAGCTCGTTCACATAGCCGGCCGCACGGTTGTGCCGGAGAGTGAAATAGCTAGGCTCGCTTCAGGCGGGACGACTTAAAGTTTAGGACAAAGTTTAGGGCCTAAACCCGGCCCACAAATCAGCCCACAAAAAAGCGCCGGATTGTGACGGCCTACCTCGGACAACCTCGGACAAGTCCTGGGGAAATAGGCCAAGATTCGTCAACGTTTTCAGACTACGACGGACAATGGCGGACGAGAGTGCGTAAGGTGCAGCTTCCGCCCGACCTTGGCTGATTCTCTAATGAAAACAGATCGATTTGTGAAGGGTTTTTCTCCGGCCCACAAATCGGCCCACAAACTACGGGGACGGCTGCATTGGCATCGGGTTGCCTTGTGGCGGTGAACCGTTCGGCGCAGGCATCCCGCCCGGCTGAGGAGCAGGCATACCTTTGCCTCCGCCCTGAGCCATCTGGAGGAGGGCCATCGCCGCGGCCGGGTCGATCTTGCCGGGGGTCTTGGCGCTCTTACCGTGTGCGACCTGGTGCGTCCCGCCGGAGAGCTTCTGGTGACTCATCTCCGGCGCAGGAGCGGCCTTCTCTTTCGGTGCAGGCATTCCCTTCCCAGGAGCGGCTTTGCCTGGCTGCGCCCTTGCCTGCGCCCCGGTCGGAGCCGGCGCGGCGTGTTCGCGCTGTTGCTTCGCCATATGGTTGCCGATCGCGTTTGCCGCGGCGATCTTATCCCGGCCGATGATGTCTGCAGCGTGTTCGTTGAGGACGGCTTCGTTCGGCGCGAGCATCGCAGGCACCTGATCGCTGGCCTGCGTGCCGACCTGCGCGGCCGGTGTCGGCTGACCTGGCACCTGGCTCATGCCGCCCATGGCGTGGACCATTCCGCCCATGCAGAGATGCTGGTGGATCATGTGTAGCTCCTCGTCCGCGAGCGGACGGTGGACGTCGGTTGTGCCAGCGTGGAACCCGAGCTGGCTGCCTATGGAATTGATGACGTCATCGCCACCGGTATAAGGCGCGAACTGTTGGTTGGTCTGCATCTGGGTCCGGTTCGTATCGGCCTGGTAATTCGGGATCTGCCCCTCGTGGACTAGGTCGCTCTGGCTGTTAGCGCCGATCAGCGCGGCGTTGCCGTGCATGAGCGCAGCCGAGCCGGTGTTGTCGAAATAGCTGCCTTGGTGCCCCTGGAGACCGATGGTGGACTGAGCCAGCGGATCAACCTGTCCAGCTTCAGCTGTGGTCTTGGACGTCTGTGCACCGGTTAGGCCGGCCTGCGACTTCTGCAGATTCCTCTGCGACTCGGCGTTTGCGGCGACCTGCCCGGCGTTGGCATTGCTGAGGGCTGCCTGTCCGCGCGCGGCGATCATGTTCGCGTCGGCGTTCCGGCCGAGGATGTCGTATTTCTGGGATAAGGCGTCTTGAAATCCGGGCAGCATGGGTCTGATCCTTATACGCTCGCGCTCGTGCTCTCGCTCTCGGCGAAGCTGGTGGAGTTGGCCGCCGATACCGAGGCGCTGATGCTGGTGCTCCAATGGGCCGCCCCGAGGGCAGCTGCGGCGATCTGAGCGCTGACCTGCGCGCCGACCTTGGACGCGTCGATCGAGAGCCCGCGCGCCGCGATGTAGAGATCGCCGTTGGCCTTCGCAGCCGCGACGCCGACCTCGGCGATCTTCTCTTGCTCATTGAGGACGGCCTGCCACTGAGCCGTAAGCGTCCCGTTGTAGCTGGTGATCGCCTCGACCGCGGCGCGGTAGACCGCCGCCTCTGCCTGGTTGAACTCGGACGCCGCTTGCGCCTGCCCGACCATGCCCTTGATGGCGCTGTCGTAGCCGGCCAGCTGAGCCTCGTAGGCGGAGACCTGCGCCTTGAAGACATCCACATTGGCGTTGATCTGCGCGACGCCGGCCTGGACCTGCGCAGTGTACGCCTCCACGCTGGTCTTGAAGACGTCCTCGATCACGCCCTGCGCTTCGACGCTGGTCTTGTAGGCGCTGATCTGCGCGCTATAGGCGTTGACCTGGCCGAGGTAGGCCTGGATCTCGGCTCCGAAGATGTCCACCTCGATCTTCGCCACGCTCGCTTGGATCTGAA